AGAGGACTAGGCAGAACAAGAGAAAATATACAAGGAACAGTAAGAAGACAATTCAACGCAATCCCATACTTAGCGTATTGGGATATATACAAAAACTACTACGCAAACAAGCAAGAAGAAATAGGAGCGCTAATACATCACAAAACAGAACAAAACAAAACTATACAAAGCGTAACAGTAACACTCATTAAAACACCAGGAACACCAGTAACACTGAAGGAAAATGGAATGTCGCCAACAGTAGACATAGGAAGAAATCAAAATGGAGGAGACATAGTAATAACGTGGGGAGCAGGACAACCCGCACCAAGGCTAGAAGATGTACAAATGATTATGCTTCCTGATGGATACACATTACCATTATTAGACCTATGGACAAATGTAATATGGAACGCAGGAAACAGAAGCGTAAGACTAACAGTATGGAAACACCCNGTGGAATTAAAATTATACGGGTGGAAATACAGTTCTTCAACAGAACCACAAATAAACGCACCAAAGGTAGAAACATTTCCATTAAAAAACATAGATGATATGCGGGAAGACATCTTGGTACACACCAAACAAACAAACGCATTCATAATAAACAAANAAACGCAAGCACCATACGGACTAGCACTACAAGGGGGGAACGAATCACCATACTCAAAACTAAGTTCATTAGAAGGACTAGCAGTAAAGACATATCAGAGTGATTTATTCAACAACTGGATGTCAACAGAATGGATAGATGGAGAAAACGGCATAAACAGCATAACAGCAGTAGACGTAAGTTCAGGAGAATTAACAATCGATGCACTATCACTAGCAAGAAAGGTATACAATATGCTAAACAGAATTGCAATCAGTGGAGGCTCGTATTCGGACTGGATGGATGCAACATACACACACGACCGAGTAAGAATGGCAGATAGTCCAATATACCAAGGAGGACTAATAAAAGAACTAGTATTCGAAGAAGTAATAAGTAATTCAGAAGTAGAAGGAAGCCCACTAGGAACACTAGCAGGACGTGGAAAAATGGGACACAAACACAAAGGAGGAACAATCAGGGTAAGAGTAGATGAACCTTCCTACATAATGGGAATAGTAAGCTTAACACCAAGAATAGACTACAGTCAAGGAAACAGATGGGACGTAGCACTTCGGACAATGGATGACCTACATAAACCAGCATTGGATGGAATAGGATTCCAAGACCTAATAACAGACCAAATGGCATTTTGGGATTCAAGAAACACTGGAGGATTCAACTACGAATTCAGAAGCGCAGGAAAACAACCCGCTTGGTTAAACTATATGACAAATGTAAATCAGGTAAAAGGAAACTTTGCAATGAAAGATAATCAAATGTTTATGACACTAAACAGAAGATACGAACAAAGCAACAGTAACAATATCAAGGACTTAACATCATATATAGACCCTGAGAAATTCAATTTCATATTCGCAGAAACAGCAAGAGATAGCCAAAACTTTTGGGTACAAATCGGAATAAAAAACACAGCAAGAAGAAAAATGAGTGCTAAAATAATGCCAAATTTATAAAATTATGTACAGACACAGAATAAAACAAGAAACAACAATCGAGGTAAACGCAAGCTACGAAGGCGAAACAATCGAGGAAAAAGTAGACAGAATTGTCAACAATAGAGAACCAATAACGGACGGAGCGCCAATAATATTCACAGAAAGAAAGGACGGAGTACCAGCAGGCTACGATATCAGAACAGACAGATTTGAGGTAGCAGTGGAAGCAATGGACACGGTAACAAAAACTTTTCAAGCAAAAAGAGAAGCAAAAGCAGATACAAAAATCGTAAATATAAACGATAAAACAGACAGTAAAACTGAGTCAACACAAGGTAAACAAAGTACCACGGATGGGACTGAATAACAAATAGTTAAAAGAGTGGTACGCATGTGTTCTATATTATGAACTAATAGTACCACTCTTTTTTAATAAAAAAAGAAGCGAAAAAATATGGACATTGGTAAAATAGGGCAATCAATAGCAACCCAAGGAATGGGAATGATATTCGGAAAAAGTCAAGACAAAAGACAACTAAAGCAACAAGAAAAGTTGCAAAAACTTCAAATGAAAGGAGCGAAGGAAATGAGTGAGTTCGAAAAAGACCAACAGATGGATATGTGGAACAAAACAAATTACGGAGCACAAAAAAAACATATGGAGGACGCAGGGCTAAATGCAGGATTAATGTACGGAATGGGAGGAGGAGGAGGCGTAACAACCGGAGGAGGAACGGGAGCGATGCCAAGCGGAGGAAATGCAGAAGCACCAAGCGCTGGAGTAGGTATGGCAATGCAATTAGAAATGATGAAAGCGCAAAAAGAAGTTCTAGAATCACAATCAGACAAAAACAGAGCGGACGCAGANAAAACAAGAGGAGTTGACACACAAGGAGCGGAGCAGGAAAACAAAAGAAAAGAATTCGACAACGAAGTNAATAAACTAGTAGGAACAGAAGAAACGGCAAGGAGCATAAGGTGGGCACAAGATAAATTAGAAACAGAATCTAAGAAACAATTAGCGGAATTCGATACGTGGCAAGCAACAGCATACGAAGGTAAACCAACAACTGACGAAAATAGCCCACTAGCAAAAGCTTACAAAGCAGGACTACAAAATACGCTAGAGCAGTTAAAATCAGCGAGAATAGAAAATAATATAAAAAGAGCAGAAGTACTAATAAGAGAGTTTGAAGCAGAACTAACAAAAACGGGAATACCAGCTAACAGCCCGTGGTATGTAAAAATAATGAACGACTTAATTAGAGAAGCTCAGGTACAAATAAAACACGGAGATTAATATGTGCTTATATCCAAAATTAATACAAAATAAAAAATATACAAGTAATAAAAAGAATAGCGGGATAATACCCGCTATTGTTGATAATAGAGTATTACTAGTACCAGTAGGATGTGGAAAATGTATGGAATGTAGAAAACAGAAAGCACGAGAATGGCAAGTAAGATTACTAGAAGACGTAAGACACGAAAAGAACGGAAAGTTCGTTACACTAACATTTAGTGATAAAAGTATAGCAGAACTATCAAATGAAATAGAAGGATTAGAAGGATATGACCTAGACAATCAAATAGCAACAATAGCAGTAAGAAGATTTCTAGAAAGATGGAGAAAAAAATTCAAAAAAAGTGTAAGACATTGGTTAGTAACAGAACTAGGACACAACGGAACAGAAAATATACATATACACGGAATAATATATACAAACGAATCAAGAGAAACTTTAGCAAACCTATGGAAATATGGATTCATATATCCAAGAAATGACAAGGAATGGAAAAACAACTTCGTAACAGAAAAAACAGTAAACTACATAACAAAATACGTAAACAAAATAGATGAAAAACATAAAGAATATAAATCAAAAATACTAACAAGCGCAGGAATAGGACGAGGATACACAACAAGAGCGGATGCAAACAATAACAAATACAAAGCAGAGAACACAGACGAAAGCTACAGAACGAGAACGGGGCACAAAATAGCATTACCAATCTATTACAGAAACAAAATATATTCAGAAGAGGAAAGGGAGGCACTATGGATTCAAAAATTAGACAAAGAGGAAAGATGGATATGCGGAGAAAGAATAGACGTAAGCGAAAACGAAAAAGAATACTACCAAGTATTAGAACACTATAGATTAAAAAATAAAAAGCTGGGATACGGGGACGACTCAAAGGATTGGAACAGAAAGGCATATGAAAAAAAACAAAGATTCCTTAAACAACAAGAACGTATAAAAAAGGGGGGTGGTTTAGGGGAGGATAGTAAGAAAAGCAAGGACAGTGGTGCTGGTCGCGTACATCCTACGGATGTGGAAAGGGGTAGTGCTTTAAACCCAAACGAAGAAAATTTTTTAAAAAATTTGGAAGATTAAAATAATAATCATACTTTTGATAAACAAACAAAAAAAAGAAACAAAAATGGAAAAAGAAACAAAAACAACAGAAGTGGCAAAAGAGACAAAAATCAGCCCAAGTCAAACAATCAAGGCCTTTGGAGGTCAGATAAAAAGACTAGAAAGAGCAAAATTGCTAAAAAAAGAAGATATCGAAACATTAAAAGAACTGCATAAAAAAGCAGTATTACAATTTATGGGGGGAGAACTAGAACTATAAAAATGAAACAACTAAAATTAGAAAGAGAGCCTCAATTCGGACAAAAAGAACTATACGGACTAATAACGGACGAAAGAGGAGAACCATTAATGCTATCAATGGAATTACTATGGAACAACAATCAAGTACAAAAATCGTGTATACCAGAAGGGAACTACACAGTAAAACCGAGAAAGTCACAAAAATACGGACAACATTTCATAGTAGAAAATGTAGAAAATAGAAGTCACATACTAATACACGTAGGAAATACAAGAGAGCATACACTAGGATGCATATTAGTAGGAAAAGCAAAAGGAAAAATAAACAACCATAGAGCAATACTACATAGTAGAGTAGCACTAAACGAACTAATAGTAAGATATCCACAAGGATTTAAATTAAAAATAGAAACAGCAAATGAAGAGTAAAGTAAATTGGGTACAAGTAGTACTAGACGTGGTAAAAGTAGTAGCAGGAGCATTACTAGGAATGCAACTATAAGAAAAATGAAAAAAAGATATGAACCACCATAACAAAAAATGGAACTCAACTACAAGATATGTAGATGTAGAAACAGGAGAAATCATAACAAAATCCCTATACGAAAGGGAATATTACAAAATAAAAACAACAAAAAAAACAACAAGCAATGGAAATTACAACACAACAGAACACACAACAGAGTGTAGAAGAACAAACCAAACAGAACTCAAATTCTGAACTATTACAAAGAAAACCAATCGAAGGAACACCATTCGAAGCAGTAAACACGGGAGAAGGATGGTTTTTAACGTTAGGAAAATACAAACTAACAGACAAGAAAGAGGACATAGTGGAACTACTAGAAGAAACAAAAGTCAAAGAAACAAATTGGGAGTTTTTAATTACAACAATGAGCGTAATAATAGAATCAATCTTAACAGAAAAAAACAGCAAATAAAATGAAAAAAACAATAGGAGGAGACCGCTTAGGCTCAGGAAAAAACATGCAAGTAGAATTGCACGGATACGAGAGAAGTTCACACAATATAGGATACGTATGGAGGAGCACAATGGCATCAGGAACGTTAGTACCATTTCTAACAGAAATAGCAACACCTGGAACAACAATGGATATAGAACTAGAAACCGACATAATGACACACCCAACGATCGGGCCATTATTCGGATCATACAAGGTACAACTAGACGTATTCGCATGCCCTATACGACTATACCAAGGAAAGCTACATAACAACGCACAAGGAATCGGAATGAATATGAGTAGTGTTAAACTACCATTAATTGAAATGGAGGCAGGATACGACCCAAATTCAAACGATATGGACAACAGTCAAATAAATCCTAGTAGCATATTTTCATATCTAGGGATTAGAGGACTAGGCAGAACAAGAGAAAATATACAAGGAACAGTAAGAAGACAATTCAACGCAATCCCATACTTAGCGTATTGGGATATATACAAAAACTACTACGCAAACAAACAAGAAGAAATAGGAGCGCTAATACATCACAAAACAGAACAAAACAAAACTATACAAAGCGTAACAGTAACACTCATTAAAACACCAGGAACACCAGTAACACTGAAGGAAAATGGAATGTCGCCAACAGTAGACATAGGAAGAAATCAAAATGGAGGAGACATAGTAATAACGTGGGGAGCAGGACAACCCGCACCAA